ATCGTATTTAGCAAGGTTGATTGAAGACAAACAACATACGAACGAGTGTGACTCATCGGTGTGGAGTGTAATCTCACTACAAATGTTAGTCATAAAGACTTTCAATCCGTTTTGTTTGTATGCTTCTGGGTTTGACTTGTTTACATTACCTTTAAACATAATGTAAGGTTCGCCAGTAGCTTTTCTCTTCTGAAGTACCTTACCCCACTTTCTACGGGCTTCCATATCACCCTCTTCAAGTTTTCTCATAAACTTGTCACCGATAATAACCGCCTGATGAAGGTTGAGTGATTGTCGGTTCACATCACCTTTTGGTTCACGAATCTCAATCCACTCATCAAAGTCACCGTGTTCAATGTTTAAGTTGATTGATGCAGCGCCTCTACGAACCGAACCTTGGTTGGTTGCGAGGATGGTTGAGTCGTAAATCTTACAAAATGGAACTACACCATCAGATGTACCATTTCCGGTGATTCTTGAACCAGCCGAACGAATCATATTTACACCAATACCAACACCACCGCCGTGTTTGGCGAGTAACATCATTTCAAGGTTTTTTTGACCTATCTCTTGGATTGAATCACCGACATCAATGCCGAAACAAGATATCGGAAGACCCCTATCGGTGCCAGTATTAGAAAGTACAGGAGTAGCAAGATTAAGCCAGCCACGCCAAATATAATCAAAAAACTTACTAGCGAGATGAGGTTTACCCAACCTGCGTGCAACAGCGGTTGAGACTCTCCAATACGCGTCTTTTGGAGTTTCTCCTGCGAGGAGATATCCTTTAGAAATAGTTTTAACATAAATCTCCGTATTACCCCAGATTGGGAAATCTACACCAAGCTCCCAACCCAGCTCTTCTCCATAATTCTTTGCCATAATTTATTAAAATATATCATCCCAATTTTCACCCTCACCTGCCTTGGAGTAATCCGTTGGTCGTAGAGCGAAGAAATCAGTATGTGTTAAACCGCCTGTTAAATGATAGAACCATTCGAGTTTTTCAGCTGACTCTCTATCGTACTCAAAAAATAAACCATCCTCGATTTTATAACCAAGTTCAGCCAATTTTTCATTCAATCTCTGACTGATAAAGTTCTTGAGGTCTTCTTTTGTGAGGTTTTCAAGGTCACCCATCTCGAACATCTTATCAATGTAATTGAACTCTAATTTTTGAATCAATTGAGCTGCTTCAAAAACCGAATCCTTTACGGATTTTCTTAATTCAGGATACTCATCACACATATGTCTGAAGAGTTGACATCCCATTTTAGAGTGTAGTGATTCATCACGAACACTCCACTTCATTTGTTGTCCAATACCCTTCAATAGGTTTCTCATTTGGAACGAATACAATACAGCAAAGGAAGAATATAATGATACCCCCTCGGCAAATGCGGAAAAGATTGCGAGTGAACTAGCTACCTCTTCTCTTGCGTCAGCGTTCCACTTCAAATCTTCGTAAGTGTAGTCAGAGGAAACTCCGGCAAGATTCTCAAATCTTTCAGCAGTTGCGGGTTCGTGTAAGAACGCTTCAAAGTTATCAAGACCAAGCGTTTCGTTTAAGTATGAGTATGCGGTTGCGTGGATTGTTTCCTGCGAACCGAACATCATTGCCATTTGTTTGATTTCGTGTTTAGGAAACCAGTTTGTTACCATCGTAGTCCAATAATCGGATACCGCACATTCAGTTTGAGCAAACCCTAATAGAATATTACCAACAAGATTCTTTTCAGAAACTGACAAATTTTCATTCCAATCCTTAACATCCCCTTGCATTGGGATTTCGGTATGGAGCCAGAAAGCTTGAGCTTGTTTTAACCAACCTTCGGTGTAATATTCGGGGTACTCAAATGGTTTAAATGGGATACGATTATCGAATAGAGACATACGATTTCTCCTGTAAATTGTTAGACATATTTTTGTGTGGGTGAATATACATAGTGATTAGAAATTAATTTCACCCTTCATTTCTTTGTATTTTTGAGCAAGTTCTTTTCTTACTAAACTCTCCCCACGTTTCATCTCTTTTTTGGTTTGTTGACCAGAAATGGAATCATCGTTATAGATGGAAATTTCACCGGTTGAGAAGTTGGCTTTGGATGGAAAAGTCATACCATCAGGACCAAAACGATTCTTGATAACGTGCCATCTTCCCGTACCAGCAAGTTTGTCTTCAATCTTACGAGAAAGGGATACAACAAAGTCAGCAGTCATCATTTTGGAGAAAGAACCTGCAATTTTTGTACCTGTAATAATGTCATCTTCTGCGCCACTTCGGTTGATTTGAGACGCAGTGTAGATGGGAACTTCATACTCCCCAGCCATACCTCTCAAATCCTCAAAAATGGTTTCTAACTCTTCGTGTCGTTCTTTGTTAGAGGGTCCACGGAGTAGGTCAGCGTAGTCAACAATCACTACATCAGGTTTTTTACCTTGTAAAATCATTTTGTCCATATGGGCTTTTAATGAAGTTACGCTGGCGGTTTTGGTAGGGTAGTGTTTTACAATCAGGTCTCCTTTTACATTCGTAACTGATTTTTTAACATCTTCCATATTGTATTTCAGATTTGCAACTGCAATCTTACTCAAAACAGCATCGTATCGTTGACCTACATACCCTTCGTTCAATTCGAGGGTGTAGTGAGCCACGGTCTTACCCAATTTCATCGCCGCCACGCCGATGTTAATTAAAGACCACGACTTACCGATGCCAGGAGGGGCGGCAAATAAAACCAACTCACCTTTCCCAAAACCACCTTGCGTAATTTCATCAATAACCTGCCATCCTGTTGATACTACATTTCTGATAGAATCTTCGTATCGTTCGGTAATCATAGTTTTGTATTCGTGTCCCAAATCGGAATCTTGACCTGCTTTCATAGCATCATCAACCTTCCGTTTAATCACATCATACTTACCTTGTTCCAATAACTCTACGGAGTCAAGAATAGCATTTTTGATACATTGATTTTTACAAAAGTCAAGGGTTTGTTCTTTAACATAAGTTAAATCATCACTTTCAAGATGATTCCACGCAAACTTGAGTGTGTCTACGACAGTTGTTTTAAGAACATCCCTATCAATAGAATTAATTCGGACTTTCAACACATCAAGTGTTGGTAGCTTTTCATACTCACTAACGTAAGACATAATTTCTTTAACCAACCACTCTGATGCTTCTGAATCAAAGTATTCTGGCTTTAGAATGTCAAACACTTGGCGAGAAAAACTCCTATCACCTAACAGCGCTGATACAATTTTATTCTGGAACGATGTTCCGTATTTACTTCCGAATTTTTCCATAGACACTAATATACAACTTTATTTTTGATTATCCAAATCTTTTTTGATTAGATTATCTAAATTTGAAAATGAGTTTCTTAACCAAGAATCCACATCAGCAAAAGCAGTATACAATTTGTCTCCCATAAACATCTTTTTGAATTCAATCGTATCCAATCTATGAGTTCCACCATCCATAATGTTTCGGATGTTTGATGTAATTGAAGATGAGATTTCGGGGTTTCGTAGTTGCATAAGGTCGAAGTTCATTCGTATAACATCCACATTCTCCATCAGTTTTTTTGATAGTTTTGGGTCTACGTTAGAACACTCGTTTATAAACTCATCTAACTCAAATTCACGATTATTTAGGAACGACATTTTGGATTCTATGGTTTTATCACCCACACCCCTAACTCCGGTTATGTTATCGGACTTATCGCCCGTTAAAACACGATAGAAGACAAGGTTTTGTGGTATTACACCATACTCTTCCCTAACAAGGGATTCATCATACATTTTCTTTTTGTTAGAAGACCACACTTTGATTCGTGGATTTACCAACTGAAGAAAGTCTTTGTCCGATGACACGATTACCACATCTTTTTTAAAGTAATGATTTGCAAGGTATGCAATAATATCATCCGCTTCAACGTGGTCAATATAAGTCAAGGACACGGGCAATACTTGTAGGTATTCAATCAGTCTTGCGAACTGATACCTCATTGATTGTTGTTGGTCTTCCAAGTCTTCATAACCAGCCAATCGGTTGATTTTGGTTAGACCTGTACGACCTTCTTTGTATCCGCTATATTTTGATTTTCTACGTTGGGAACCACCTTTACCATCAAAAACTACAACTACACGAGTTGGTTTAAGGGTTCGGATGGATGCTGCGGTGGATAACAAGAAACCCGTTATACCACCACAGTGTTCACCATCGTCATTTAACGCAGGAACTGCCCCAAAGACACGAATGAACTGATTCAGCCCATCTACAATAAGCACTCTATCATTCAGATTTTCATCTTTAACTTCTAAATGTTCTTTCTTAACTTCCTTGAGGAGTTCTGCGTATTTACTAATCATCGAAATCGGTTACTTCAATATTATCAATGTTTGATTCAGCGCTGGACTCTTTGTAAGACATAATGTAAGTATCACAAATCTTCTGATAGATTGATTCTTTCAGTTCGGGTCGTGACTCCATCATTTCTTCAAAGTTCTTGGCTTGGAATTTGATTTCTTCGCCAGTTTCAGTATCCACATAGGTATACCAAGCGCCAGTCTGATTTACAAGTTTGTAGGTCTTCATCATTTCCAACCACGAACCATAATTGTCAATACCACTATCAAAGTAGATATCGTAATCAATAGAACGAAGAGGTGGACCCATACGATTCTTAATCACTTGAGCACGAGTCTTAATACCCACTACTTGGTCTACACCACCTACTTTGGATTTCAACTGACCCATTTGTTTGAGTCGGATACGACAAGATGAGTGGAATGCGATTGCCTTACCACCACTTGTAGTCCAAGGGTCACCAAAAGATACTCCTAAACGAGTACGGAGTTGGTTTGTGAAGATTAGAGAGATTCGCTCACGACCAATCAAGTTCGTGACCTTTCTCATAGCTTTTGAAATGATAATCGCCTTTTGAGTTGCGTATCCAGCTTGGTCGTAGTCAGCAGAAATCTCAACTTTGGTAGAAGCCCCTGCAACGGAGTCAACTACAATAGTCACCAATTTCTTCTTTTCACCATCAGCTGCTCTGACTGATTCAATAATAGAATCAATAGCTTCAAAGATGTCTTCCACAGTTTCCAATGGAACATACAACATCTTTTTGATGTCAACTCCAATTGCCATAAGAAAATCTTGGTTCATTGCGTTTTCGGTGTCAATGTAAACACCAAGCCCACCCTTCTTTTGAGTGTCCGCAATAGCGTGAGCTGCGAGTAATGATTTACCACTCCCTTCTAAACCTGTAATCTCGGTGATTCGACCCACAGTCAAACCGCCGTG